GCAGTACAAGCTACATCTTCCACATAACCCTTCACAGCAATTGTCAACTGATCACCAGCAGCGGCAGCAGCTTCAAGAGCTACACCACATGCTAATGCGTTACCAGTACCTACATTGGCCGCTTGGGTTACTGTAAGTACCCTTGCTGAATCAGATGCACTAGTATCAAAAGCGACGACATCACCTTGGGCAATAACGCCTCCGGCAATAACTTCACGTTTAATCGTACGATCAAGAGCTGAAGGAATATCTACAGTTGAACCAGTAACGGGATCGATACCAGTTGTCTCCAAATATTGTAATCCTGCATATGACATATTAATATACCTCCCCGTTCCAAAGAACGCCTTGTGAACCAAGATGGTCAGCAATAAGCTGTCCCTTCCAGTATAGTGTTGCTGCACGAGCTGTAGTACCACTGATGTGTTCAAAGTCTGAAACTTGGAAATCTGCATCTGGGTGCATACATAGCTTGATTCCATCAAAGTTGAGGAAGTAAGCAGTTGTTGCTAGACCCGCACCGTTTACAGCAGCATCTGGTATTGACAGATCCTGCTCAACAGGGGAACCAGCAAACATAAGTGCCATACGTCCACCATCTAGAGATTTCTCATCGACGAAACGTTCTTGTGCAAATAGTGCTCGTTTGTAGTTAGCGAAGCCAGCCTCTGACATAAGTACAGCATCAATCTCACCCATCGGTGCTCTTGAATTAGTCTCAGTCCAAAGCTGATGCATACCACGAAGTCCATTTGTAGAGAAAGCACCACCAACGTCGAACTGGCGGTTATACCAACCCTGAACATCTAGTGTATTCTTTGCAAGTCCACCAATACTATTGGTCTGTCCAACTGGGGTAGCTGCGCCTTCTTCAAGGAATCCAGTTGTAGTTGCAGCAGGAATACCATTCAAAGTATTCAAGGTAGTTAGAACTGAACTGTTACCAGCTAGGATCTGCTTGTTAATCTCTCTACGAAGCATACCCATAACGTTACGCATACGTGCTTCTACAATCTTGACAATAGCCTTTTCAGATTTATTCTCAAGTTCTTCTTTCTTAGTGATGACGATTGGAGCAGCAAAATCTGCCCAACTATAAATCGCCGGTTCCATAGTATCGTTAACAGCAAGGCTGACGGATTCATAACCAGTTGGAAGTGATGTAATGGAACTGTGTTCAGAGATTGAAAGAGGACGTTGGATTTTAATCCCGCCATCTTCGTAAACCTGACCACCTGCACGCTTGCAGTGATCCAAGAACGCTACCTTCTGGTATAGTTCGTCAACTTCACCATCACGGATACTAAATAGTGTTGAACTTAATAGTTCATTGCTTATAGCCATTATTTATTCTCCTTATTGAATATAATGTTGTTGTTGATTTCTAAGTCTATTTCAAATTGTCCATCTATGATAAATGGGTCTTCATAGCCAGTCGGTACGCCATATTCACATCCGGTTGTCTCATCATGGTAATTAATCATTTCAAGATCCTTTTGTATAGGAGAGGGATACCTTGCCTCCGTTAAATTATAATTTGTTAAATGGGGTTTGACAATGTGCAGGATGCTGCCCTTTACCCAATGTGGTAGATCATAAATCATTCACTTAATCCCATTTGCTTTGTTCCACTGATAAGCTTCCCATGCATCCCTGAATTTAGGACGTGAGGTATTACCTACATTAGAACCATTTGATGTTTTATCCCAAGCTTGTCTAGCCTGATCACGTTGTAGTCGATTGGTTTCTTCAAGATCATTGAGACGTTTCCTATCTACTTTAGCCTTGGTAATAAAATATGCATCTTCCAGTTTCAATTCGCTTCTTGAACGTAGCAACTGTGCTACCTCCATTTTAATTTCTGGATCCATAAGATCAGGATTATCTCTTTTAAAATTTGATAGTTGCTGAGATCTATTATTTGCATATATCTCATCCTGCATAGGCTTAAGCATATCCTGAAATAGCTTTGCTGCCTCTTGCTGGATCTTCGCTTCCATTCCTTTATCACTGAACATATCATGCGGTACTTCAGGCTCTTTAGCCATACGTTCAACTTGCTTTGCAAACTGTCCATCATATAATGCCTTACGTTCTGCAATCAGTTTAGCCTGTTGTTCTTCAAGATCCCTACGTATATCAGCAACCTCTTGTGTCTTCTTCGTAGTCATAGCACGGAGGTTTGAAATAAGTTTCCTTCCATTCTCAGGTAAGTGTTTCAGTATTTCATTATAATCAGGCAACCCCTTATGGGTTGTCGACATAATTTCATCTTGACTAAAATCTGCATTCAATAATGAATCTAAATTAAAGTTATCCACGAAGGTATCAGGAATATCACTGGGTGGCCCCTGCTTGGCTTCTGTTACTTCCTGTGTCTCTACTGGTGTATTACCATTGGTTTGTACCTCGGAGGTCACAGGTGTCGATTCTGTTCCTTCTACCGAGGTGGTGTCATTTACGACAGTCTCTGTATTTTCCATTGTTTGTTCTCCTTTGAACGTTTAGTTTTCGTTATGCTCTTTCTTCTTCAGTCATTAGATCCTTTCTCCAAATAATTCATCAAGGCTATCATCCATATTATCTGGTGATGGTGTTCTCTCTTCATCAATAGTAGGTGCCTCATCTTGCACTGGTTCCTGACTTACATCAGGTGTCTCCAAGAACTTCTTAAATGCTTTATCTTTGACGACTGCTCCCAGTTTGCCAGCAATTAATTGTAAGCCACTGTCATCAACAACATCATCAAGGATAAAAGTATTATCCTCAGATACAATGTCTTGTGCTACAGCATCATCAATAGCTTGTTTAAACATCATCAACACCCTAGTAAATTCAGTTGGTAATTGTTCTACATCCTGATTAAATGTTGGATAATCTGCTTTAAGTCCAAATAAAGGTTGCATCTTCTGTGTAGCCTTAACAAGACTATTCAGCACCTTCTTACTGAAATTACCCGTCGGTGTGAATTCATCCATAAGTGAATCCTCCGTTTGAGCAATCAGCTCCTGTCCTTCAAGTACTAAAGGATCTACTTCTTCACGTATTGCCATTCGATTCTGCCTCCTGTAGCATTTGTTTGGCAGGCATTAGTTCCTCGACAGCACGTATTGCTGCACCATAGGTTCCTCCACCTTCTTTCAATTTCTCTTGATATGCATTATTCATCTTATCAAAGTGTTCATCTTCATCTTTCTGTGCAGAAACTTTATTTTCTACAAAATCCTTAGGTAGATCAGACAACGGAACAAATCCCATTGACTTAGCGATCTCTGCCTCTTGTCGTTGATTAACAACCCTACGCCCTAATGATTTAGAAAACATGTTAGATGCTAAACCTTCCTGCCAACCAGCCCACTGTTCAGCCATCTTTGCTGGCATTGTAACACCTATCATTAAATCACTATGACAGTTTCCACAACAATTCTTCTGAATAAATAAATCACGTTCGTCAAACTTCATAAGTTCTTCAATTTCATTTGGACAACCCGTACACTTAAATATATATAAAGGCATTAATACACACCTTTATCTGAGCTGTTCATCTCACCGGGCAGTGGCATCTTACGTCCTCTCCCACCACGTAATGACTGGGCCACACCCTCCTCAGGGCTAGGTGGTCTAGTATCAAAGGGTGCACCATCCGGCCGACCCTGTGGCATAGCACCACCTCTAGGTCCCACCTCTTGTTGCACCTCTTCTGTCTCACTAAACTGACGTGGTAGATCAAACAGACGAATAATCTCATCACGTATCTTCCACTGTGCCACACCTAACTGTCCTAGCACTGGGGCTAACTGAAGCATCTGTTGTCGTTTTATCGATTCAGCTATTGGTGTCGATGCTTGATCCTGTGAGACAAATTTAAATTTACCATCAAGTTTCTGAGGTGCCACTATAGTTGGAACACCCTCAATTAGCACAACCTCACGGTCAGTTCCTTCACTGATAAGTCCGATAATGCGTATATACAATTCGGCAATCCTCTCAATCATACCATCACGCTCTCTGGCCAATCGGCCAATCTCACTAGCGGTATATTGTGCCAATGCTGCAATCTCTGTAGCTGAAGACTGACTAGCCTCACCTCTTGTGAATGGAGCCATAACAGAACCTTTAGCAAGATCACCATCGATCTGATTAAGATATATATTATGGTTGGTAGAAATAGGAATAGACGGTACAACTGATATCAACCCAGCCAAGTTCTCAGCATCTACAGGGATCATAGCACCGTCTATTCCAGCAGTGATTTTGGCTAGAGCCTCTTCGTCTATAGCACCCTCTCTTACGAGAAACTGTCTAGTATCACGACGCACCGCATTTGCCCAGAATGATCTTAATATATTCTTCTCATACACTTGATCATATATTCTCTTCATTGCACTGATACCATCTAATGGTCTATCAGGCACACGACTATAATACAATGGCACTATAGGAGAGGCAACATCACCATTACTTACTGTAAGGGGGATCCTCTCTTCTGATAGCAGTCTATCGCTGTTCTGAATGTTTGGTGTCCAGAAATATAACTTATCATTTATGAAATCATATAATTCCACAACTTTACAATACAAAAACTGATCAGGTAAATCACCTGTATCATCGTTACGATTATTGCCAGTTGTTCCACTTCCTTCAAAGTAATCCTCTTTCTTCACAGGGATCCATTTCTTCCTTCCAAACTTTTCATTCATTGCTGCAACAGTCTCAAAGTAGATATGACCTGTATATCTCTGCTCATCCCATGATGAGGCATCTCTATCTACTATAACATCCCATGGACTTAACGCCTTAATGCCAACACGATCAAGAATATTTTTCGCATCTCTTGGATATAACTTTATAAAACTTTGGGGATAAATAAGGGCCATACGGCTTGCCAATTCACACTGGGTCTTCTGTTCAAATAGAAATCTATTGGCAACAACCTTGGCCAAATTCTTATCTCCTTTACCCTGTGCATCAGCACCTATCTCAACAGCTGGTGACTTACTGAATAGGGATGCAATGAACCCCTCAACATAAGCATATGCATCAGCTGTCTCAATTTTGATTTGATTTCCAGCATTTTTATCTTTATAGAAATCTGTAAGATAAGCTGACTTATAGCGCTTCATCTCTGCTTGCAGACCTGACCAATAATCAGTATGCGCTGAAAGAACGGTACGAACGAAGTTAACCTTCTCTTGACTATTTAGTTCCGACATTAATTTTCCTCATATAATATTATTTTGTAAAACTAGCTACGTTTCTCTGACATACCCAATGATTCACTAACAATCTTGTCTGCCCTTCTCTTCCTTATCCAGTCCGGTAGGAATGCTTTATTATTGGCTATAACCTTTTTAATACACTGACAAGCTAATGCCAAAGCAATGACTGTATCACCATGATGATCCATTGTATCAGGCACTGAAGGAGCAAGGTTCTGTTTAGATAGCTGATAAGACCTAGCCTCAGCATATGTTATACTATCTATCATTGTTATAACACCCTCATGAAACAACGCCTTCAGTTCTTCAAACATCACCATCTTCGATTTCGTGGTAGTGTACCAGTCTAGACCTTTATCATTCTTCCAGAGGTTATAATACCCCCTATGCCTAAGTTCATTTAAAACAGGGAGCCCCCAGTTATTCTCTTCCACTAACACCTTTGCATTATTATATTCAACAGCCATCCGATGTATATGTTCTGCTAACTGAACAGGTGTTGTTGTGTTTGAGCGGAACATAGCCACCGGTTGATACGTCATCTTATCAAGCACAGTTATAACAGAATAATCACCACCACGACCACTAGCCACATCCACACCAATACCATAGGCACCGTCTGGATCTGGAACAGTGAACTGATAATACTTATTATTTTCAGCCTCAACATTTAACACCTCTATATATCTCATATCATCATCAGAGAAGTACGACGTTCCCTTCTGAGCAAAGGCATCCTTTATCTCCAATGGATATTCCCTCATAAACTTCGCGGTACCCAGACGATGAATCATGTTATCACGCCAATACATCTGACCATTGGTTAGCTTATGCTTATTCGCATATTCAACATCCTCAGGCTCATAGGTAGATGGATAATCTTGTTTATACTTCTCATGCTCATTCCAGCCAAAGAATCTAAAGTTCCAATTACCTTCACCTCTCTGTGCCTTCAGTACCTCTCTATGAAATGCATCCCCATAATGATTAGCCGTTGATTCAATAATAAGCTGATTACCATTCAGCGCAGCTACAGCAGTTGCTTTAAGTTCTTCAGGCGATGGTGTGAAAGCATATTCCGATATATGTAAGCTATTACACGTGAATGACCGTAATCCTCCAGAGGCCTCGCCAGATACCGCCATTATCTTTGCACCACTATCTTTTAATATTATCTCCGTTGCATTTTCTACTATCAGAGGACGACGTAAGGCAGCAGGTAATTTACTATAGAAAAATTTGTACATATGCAATAGGTGTTTTGCTGAAGATAACTTATGAGATAATATCGCTATAGTAATCGGTTCATTGCTTGTATACCATTTCCAGAACAGGAACGCTGATACTATTGTAGATGCTCCAATCTGTCGGGGTTTCAGGAATAAACAGTCCTCATCAGTGACAAGGGATTCAATCATTTTTATCTGTTCCGACGTGGGTGACAGGTTAACGATTTTCCCATCTTTCCCGATTATCTTAAGACGACTGATAAAGTCTATAGGGTTATTTAATATTTGTTCTATACGCATGTGTTGTTAGTGTGATTCATAAAAAGTTGAAAACTGAAAAGATTTATTTCGAGGGGTAATTCTATATTAGTGCCTAATATAGAAAAAGGTATACCCCTATATATTATATTATTTATTATTATATCGGAAGGAAAGTTTTTCTATATATCATACTACTTATAACATATACTACTATCCCCCTACCTAAATTACTAATACTAATAATCATCCCCTCAATAAATCATAATATTCAATATTCAATATACAACAAATCAAGATCCCCTCAATAAATCATCCCATTCAACATCAACCTCTATCACCTCTATCTCCTCTATCTTCCTTACCCTATTCCTCTTCATCATCTCTTCCGCCATATCCCCAATCTCTTTCTCTATTTCCAAATCTCTACCTTTTCCTTTTCCTTTCCATCCATCCATCAAATAGTTCCTTATCTTATCCATTAATTCCTTAGTTTCCATTATGATCTCCTTTTTTTAATCATAATATATTATACCCTATCACCTTACTTAAGTATAACAAATAATAACTTTTATTTTATTTTTATTTCACTACCTTCAATCCTATCCATTCATCCAACGCCTTGTTCTCTTCCTTCATCGTCGCATCCAGATTCTTATCATCTCTCCTCCTCCTCAGCATCTCCATCTGACTTAACGTACTTAACAGATTACTAAACGTCTGTCGTCCTATCTTACAATTATTACTTAAATCAAAGTCTTCCAACGCCTCCTGACATAATCGCCATAACACGCCTTCTATATCTCTATCCTTTATTGCTCTCTTCATCTTACTATGCATTTTCTATTTCTCCTTTGTACATGTTTTTATTTTCCTCTAGCAATTATATTGCTTTATTTATTGGTCGTCAACTGTTTCCTGCCAATCACCGGCCAACAACAGTCATTGACCGATAAATAATTCCTTATATTTCTCGTGATCCCCGTCACACCTTATCTTCATTATATTTAATATTTCTTTATATATTTGCCACACCCTTACCCTCGTTATTCCCAGCTCACTGCCTATCACCGCCATCGACCGGCCTTCCCAAGCATAATCATTTATTATTTTATACTGCCTATCAGTCAATTGCGATTGCAGCCAATCAGTCAAACACAACTGCCTACGGCTCTGAGGATTATTAGTATTGTCTATTTCTTCTATCCAGTCGTCTTCAGGACTATATTTCCCCGCCAATTTATCTAGTCTCCACGTATCACAGCCTATATATCGCCAATCATCCTTGTATTCTGAGGCCACTATTCTGGGCCCTTTTTTACAGGTGTATCAAAACATATACACCTATTTTCAATGTTACTATCATAAACTGTTTCATTACATTTGTAATCAACTGTCCTCCGTCCTTCCCGTTCTACCATATTATTATCCAATATTTCCTGTTTCCTCTAAATCTAAATACATTATCTAAAACAATCGTACCCTATATATTATAAATCAATTTGTAAAATCATTAATCATCTATCCATTCATCACGCCTCAGTAATTCGTAGTAAGCTGATAACGCTTCTTTCATACAATCCTTATCTTTCTTCTTTATATCTTTTATTTTATCCTGTCCTAATTCTCTTCTAGTGTTGTTAATCATCTTACATAACGCTGTCTGTTCTGCTGCATACACTGCCTGCTTCTTCATTCCTATCTTGTCTGCTACTTCCTGATATGTTCTATTTGCCCCTCTATAATTCTTCATACTAACACACTATTGCTGTCGCACTGAAGGATTACTATTATTCTTTCTATCTTCCATATCTCTCTCCTCTTTTTGTTTTTTATTTTATGTTGTCCTAATTCTTCTATCATCCTCTCATTCCCCCTCTGTTCTTTCCTATCCTTCTACCTATATAATCTATCCAATTAATAAATCGGTGACAACCAGCGTCAAGCCAGCCATCACCGATTTAATCCTTCTATCTTATTAATCCAGCTCTATTTCTAATTCTATATTTACAATCATCCTCAGCATCATAAAACTTTACGTTATACAACATCTCTTCTCCTAAAATCATAGCACTTATATTACAAATATCACCAAGATATTTATCATCCTCATAATATCTCATCCCAATATAATTCTCAGGATTTTCTATCTTTTCATTTTTTATCTCTCCATTTCTCTCTACTTTCATTTTCTTTATCCATCCCTTTTTCATCTTCTTCCATATTTTCTTTTTATAAATCATCTCTATATCTTCATACAATTCTTCATCATCCGTTTTATACAGATAAACTTGGTCATCTACCCATCCCTCTTTTTCATACCACAACAAACCCCTCACTGAAATATCACATACTTTTTGAGCCAAATCTTTCATAAACCCTGACATATTTCTTTTACTTATATTATACCCAGATTTTATTTCATTATTCATACCTCTAAATCCAAATCCAATATTCTTATCATCTCTCTCTACGAACCATCCTATATCTATATAATCATATACATTCATTACATCACTTCCTTTTTTATTTTCAATATAAACAATCAACCTATTCAATCATTCATATATATATTATACTATTCACTTTACTTTTGTTTATCTTTATTTTCAAAAAATTTATAATCTATTTTATCTTGTCAAAATATATCTTCATTCATTCTTCATTCAAATATATTTTCAATATAAATATTCTCATTCATCATTATATTTTACTATTACATATTCTAAATCACCATTCATCACTACCTCAACTACCATATCATTCCACAATACATCATAACTACCATAACTATACACCTCACCATCATCAAGAATTTCATTACAATATTCATTCACCTTCACAATCAAACCTGGACCATAATCCTTCAGCTTACCCCAATAGTTATCATAATCGAGCTTTATCATATCCCCTTCTTCGTCATATAAAGCTCCTACATCTTTTCCTTCAACTTCATCTTGACATTTAAAACAATACATCCCTTCTTCCAATTCTTCATCATCCTCAAACGAATTAGCATTCAGCCTAGCAAATTCGTCCTTATAAGATAACTTCACATCAACAGTTTTATTTACATCTTCCCATATAACTGTCGTCCTCTGATATCCCTTGGCCAATTTATCACCACCACATTCTTTACATCTAAACATAATCATTTCCTTTTTTTTCTATAAACAATTTCATAATCAATACCATATCGATCCTTCAATCATTCATATATATATTATACTATTCATATTACTTTTGTTTAACTTTATTTTCAAAAAACTACTAAGTTCAACACTTCACCTACATACATCTTACCTCCTTCTGTTCTACCTAATCCCATCTCTCTGATAAATCTAACTTCCCAGTGCGATCCATCTCCCTTATAATCTATCACATCATTCTGATAATCATAACATACTAAACTATTTTCATATTCTAAATCACCATCAACATCCTGATATTCAAACAATATCATATCGCCTCTACTGAAATCCTTACTAATTATTCCACTGATAGTGTCTGGATTACACATAAATTTATTCACCTTCATAATCAAATCTTTATCTACACTATTTTTATCTACACCTATCTTATACATCTTGTTTTTTATTAGCCCATAATACATATTTTCGTCAGACTCGACAATAACACCTACATCATTTTCATACTGAAACAATTTACCAATATCATTACTATCAAATCCTTTCCACATCTCATTCAAATCTAACATCATCTATCCTTCCATCCTTCATATATATTATACTATACCTTTTTACTTTTGTACATCTTTATTTACTTTATCTTCAAATAAACTTTCATCTATCTCATCTTCAAATAATATCTTTATCAACCAATCCATCTTCAGACTCAAACATTCTTTATCAAATTTCTCTATCTCTCTATCTATATAATCTTCAATCATCATTTATCTCCTATATTATAAATAGGCTGCTCAACATCAAACATCCCTATATAATTATATTTATTTCAAAAAAAATCCTCAGCCGACTCGGCTGAGGATCTATATTATTTACTTAACAATATTTTCTTATATTTTCTTTATTATCCTTTCATTCCACCTTCCAACAGTCCTACCATCAGGGTCATCAGCCATCCACATTAAAGCATCATCCCATTCTCTTATCAGACTAAGACGATTACATCCATTATCATCTACTAATCCACTATCAACTATTAACTTACAATATTCAATTACACCATAACCTCTTTCAGTATCAGTCTCAGACTCGAAAACATAACCTTTTTCACTTTCATATATCGATTCAAACACCAATAACCCTACTATTTCAAACTTCTGAAGCTTACCCGGACGATTAAACATTACAACTTCAACATAATCTCCAACATTTATCTTACACCTATTACATTCTTCTATTCTCGTCCCAGGGCTTTTTTCAACGTCAAAGGGATGAGGAATACGGCATCCTTCTTTATTAACATAACTATCAACTAACCTCACATTCTTTATATCACCAAAATCCCCATACCACTGAGGATCCTCCAGCTCACTATAGAATTTTACTATCTTACCCATCTCATTTATTACATTCGCTTTCATAATAATTCCTTTTTTTTATTATTATTTTTTTTACAAACAATCAAACCATTTAATCATTCATATAAATATTATACTATTCAAATTACTTTTGTTTATCTTTATTTTCAAAAAAATAAAAAAAAATTATATCTCTTTTAAAGCATAAGAACCTATTAGGTTGGGACATAATATTCCA